CTATTTATTATTTTCAGTTGTTTCAGTGGTGTCAATTTTATCATTTATGACTTCCAAACGATCAGCGACTTGGGAATGTTTGTTTGGATAAAGGTGCGAATAAGTCTGAAGTGTGGTTTCTATGTTCTCATGTCCAAGGCGTTCAGATATAAGCAGCGGTGAAAACCCTTCTTCAATTAGCAATGAAGCGTGTGAATGTCTTAGATCGTGAACCCTGATTCTTTTGATGTTGGCTTTTTTAGATCCACGTGACATTTCACAATATAAATATGACTTTGTGACAGGAAACAGGCGATCATGTGGTTCATAATCATAAAGCTTTGAAACATATTCTTTAATCATGTCACAAATAAAACTTGGAATAGTAATGATCCGCTTTGATTTTGGTGTTTTGGGTTCAAGGATCAGATCCGTTCCTTCATGCCTTGCATAGTTCTTGCTGATCGAAACGGTTTTATTTTCAAAGTCAAAGTCATTCATTGTGAGTGCAAGCATTTCACCTGATCGCATTCCGGTCCAAAACAACAATTCAAAGATCACTTTTGATATTGGTTTATCAGATACAAAGGGTATGAACTTCTTGAATTCTTCAGTAGTCCAAAATAGCATTGAATCAGCGTTCTTCTTTCCCATAGCACCACAGGTTCTTGCAGGGTTTGATGGCAGCTTATAGTATTTCATGGCAAAGTTGAAGATTGCTGATGCTTGATTATGAACCGTTTTCAAATAGGTTTGAGCATAATTATTTTCATGATCCAATAACGCATTTTGCCACTTTCTGATTGTAGTTGCTTCAATTTTATTAATCGGCATATTTTCAAAGTATGGAAGCAGCTTTGTATTGATCAGGAATTCTTTCCCTGCATATGTTGTTGGTTTTAATCTGCTTTTGCAATCTTCCATGTAAAGCTTCACTAAGTTTCCAAATGTCATGTCAGGTGATCCTTGGGATCTTTCCAAGAATTCACGTTCAAAAGACTTTGCTTCCTTTTGGGTTTTGAAACCACGTTGCATCTTCTTTTTCTTGTTACCCATCCAATCGGTATAATAGAATGAACTGTACCATGTACTACGTTCTTCATCTTTGTATGAAGGCATTGATCACACATCCTTTCAAATTTAGGGCATAAAAAATACACCCATTGATAGACGGATGCTTCAAATGATATAATACCAGTGTGAATGGGTATCATTCGGGCATCAGCCTGAATAGTATCTTTCAAAGAGAATTCTTGGTGTTCGTTGCACCAAGGGTTCTTTTTTTTTATTCTGAATCACTTTCATTAATTCGATAAATCGGTAAAAATGCTAGATCATCACTATATTCGATTACTTTTTTACGCCCAACATCATTCAATCTCATGAAGTTTTGCAGAAGTTCAACTGAAGGTTTACCAAAGTATAGTTCAAGATCTTCAATAAGCTGTACTTCTTTGGATCGTCTTTCAGGATCAAAGTTTTCATCAAAATATGTAAACCCCATAATATCTAATACTTTCACACTAAGTGCATCTGCAATCTTTTCGATAGTTTCTATTTTGGGATTTCTCAAGCCTAATTCATATTGTCGAATCATTGCTTCTGATGAACCTGCCAATTCGCCCAATTTCTTTTGGGTCAATTTCCTTTCTTTTCGATACTGCTTTATTTTTTCGCCTACTGTCATTTTATTCACCTCACTATCAAGTATAACAGTAGCAAAAGATTATTTCAACATGCACTTGACAGTAGCAAATGGATAGGTTAATATGAGTATAGCAGTAGCAAATGATAATGTCAACCAAAAATTCAACTCGAAAGGAAGTGAACAAATGAAGGTCAGCAAATTAAAATTGGAAATAGCTCTTGCAAACAATTGTATGAATCCTTATGAATTGTGTAAATGTGCAGAAATTCAACAACAGACTTATAGAAACCTTTTAACAGGAAAAGATTGCAAACCTGCAACTATTGGCAAAATTGCAAAGGCATTGAATGTAAAAGTTGAAGATCTTATTGGTCAAGAAAGGATGTCTTAGATGCTCAATAATAAAGAAAGGCAGGTGATCAGGAATTGATAAAAGGATTTTGTGAGTACAAAGACAAGCGTCCAAAAGAAAAAGAAGGATCAAGAGTATATTCAGATCTGCCGCTTCAGGGTGTTGACTTTGGTGCAAGGATGCAGCAAGGCTTTGTGAAAGTGGATATTGATGATTATGATCATAAAACAGGTGAACTTGTTGAACCGATCAATGGCAAACCAAGAAGTGAAGCAATAAAGATGATCCTTGATGATCTTGGGATCAAATATAATCTAATGGTTACAGAAAGCGGCAAACATTTCTATTTCAGAATATCTGATAATGTCACTGAAAAATCAAAGATCAATTGGTATACGCCCATTGGGATCAAAGTTGAATTGAAACTTGGCGGTGGATCTTCAAAGGAACATATTCCAATCAAAGTGAACGGTGTTGAAAGAAAGTTTGTTGTGGGTGATCTTTACAATGAAGATATTGATTATCTTCCAGTGTTCCTTCATCCGCTTCAGAAACCAAGAAACAAGCCATTTGATCTTGATATATTATCAGGTGACAGAAACAATTCATTTTCATCATATCTGTTCCACTTGGTAAACAAGGGTTATTCATCTGATGATGCAGAGCAAATTGTTATGCTGATGAACAAGTACATTCTTGATGATCCGCTTCCAAGGCGTGAAGTTGAAACAATAATCAGGGATGAAACCAAAGGAAAGCTGAAAGAAATTGAAGATCAGAAAGCGATCAAGAACCTTCAGCACTTTGAAGTTGGTGATGAAGTAATTTCAGAATTTAAACCAATAACTTTCAATGGCAGCTTCTATTGTTACAAAAGCGGTGTTTATGATTCAATAGATCTTGCTGAAATCAATTCATTTATAGGCAGACGATACAAAGCAACAAAGATCAATTTCAAAAGAGAAGTCATTGATTTTGTAAGGTGTCAAACATATGTCAGATCTGATGAAGTTACAAATGACATCATCAATGTGAAGAATGGGATCTTGAAACTTACACCCAACAAGGTTACAAAGTCATTTGACATCACACTTGAAGAACATTCGCCTGACATCATAACATTCAGGCAGTTCAATGCGGTATATCATCCAAATGTTGAATATCAGACATTAGATGACACTCTGCACAAAGTGTTTTGTGGGGATCAAAGACTGATTGATCTGTTTGATGAAATTCTTGGTTATTTACTTATGAACCATGTGAACTTTCACAAAGCATTCTTCTTTGTTGGAAAACCTTCAGGGGGAAAATCAAACATCCTGAAGATGATCACTAAATTTATTGGGAAGAACAATGTTTCAAACTTAAAGCTGAAAGACATGAATGACAAATTCAGATTGGCGGGCATAGTCAATAAAACAGCAAACATTGATCCTGATATGGATCAGACAACGGTTTCTGAATCAGGGAACTTCAAATCATTGGTGACAGGTGATGCAGTAACTATTGAAGAAAAATATTCAGCAGCATATTCATATTACAGCACTGCAAAACTGTTCTTTGGATGCAATACGCTGCCACACTTCACAGATAAAGAAGGGGTAATGCGTAGACCGATCATTGTACCATTCAATAGAAAGTTCACTATAAATGATCCTGACTTCAATGCCTTTATTGATGAAGATCTATCAACAACTGAATGCATGAGTGCTTTACTCAATAGAGCAATTGAAGGTTATAAAAGGCTTTACTTGAATAATGGCTTTACTGAAAGTGAAGTGATCAAGGATGAATTGAACAAATTCAAAATCGCAAACAGCAATGTTCTATCTTGGATCGCTGAATCAGAACTTGATCGTGAATCGCTTCAAAGAGAATTAATAATGACGTTCTACAATGACTTTTTATCATGGTGTCATAGGAATGGTGTCACTCATATCACAGGAAGAAAAGCATTCACTGAAGAAATAAAAAATGAATTTAATCTGAAAGTGAAGCCTAAAAAAATTCCTAACACACAAAAAAATGACAGTATCTTTGTAGAATGACACACTAACGAACTAGAAAACAAACTAAAATGAACTTCATAAAAGCCTTGATAATAAAGGCTTTTATGTAAAATAGTTTGTCAGTGTGTAAGGGGTCAAATGCTTTAGTATTATTTAGAATAAATAAATACAAGAAAAAACTTTTTTAAAAAAATATATAGATATATATATGTAACGAACTCGAACTAACGAACTAACGAAAGGATGATGGTTATGAATTTAAATGAAGAAGTAAGAATTGCAAAAGAATATGATGAGAAAATACTATTTGATTTTGATGATGTGTCAATTGATTATGAAGATGATCGGGAATTCTACATTGATCGAAGAACTAAATATGATATGAATCTCAATATCCATTTTGTGAAGCCAGTGACGTTTGATCGTAAATATTATCGGTATGTGTGTCCAAATTGTCAAAAGATCCACGCCATCCATAAATCCAATGTGTATATTGATTTTTACCCTGCATGCTTTGGAATGGTGAATCAGAAGCGAAAAAGTGGAATTCAGCGTTTGATATTTAAAGGTGAAGTGATGAAGCTACCGATCAATAAAATTAAACTGATAACAGAAAATTCGAAAGGTGGAAATAATATGAGAATTCAAGTTGAAAATATCAAGGGCATGGAAGTTGTAGCAAATGAAAATGGTGATCCAATCGTGGCGGTTACTTGCAAGGATGGTCAAGAACATCAATTTCCTATAAGCAAGAGCAATCAGATACATATATGCAATGAATTCCTTAGATCATTGGATCTTGGGATTGAAATTGAATTCAATTCATTCACTCAATATGGATCACTGATCAAGGATTGTGCAGCAGCGTTAATGATAAGAAATGGGGTGAATGCTTAGTGCCAAATATGGTAACAAGACAGCAGCTTCAGGCAGTCATTGGTGAAGAACAATATGCTACTCTGAATGAACTGTATGCAGGATGGCAGCACTATTTTTCAAAGAAGCAGGATATGCCTTTTAAGGATCTAAAAACTAGAAATCAAAGAATTAAAAATGACTATTATGGGGGCATGAGCAACAAAGATCTTCAGAAAAAATACAAGCTTGGAAGATCACAAATTAGTGCAATCGTAAACGCAAAACAGGATGCCAAATAAGGTGTCCTGTTTTTTGAATTAGTGGACAAAACGCAGTAAAATCAACGTTTTTGAGGTTATAAATGATATAATTATAGTGGGTTGATTGATGTGTTTGCCGCCATAAAACTTCATTTTTTCAGATCATCCTTGATCAATATTTCAGGGATGATCACCATCTTTTTAGACTATGAAAGGGGATGATTATGTGACTGATGATGCAGCAAAGATGAAACGTGAATATCACAGGCAGTATCAGAAAAAGAACAAAGAAAAGCTAAACGATTATGTCAGGAAGTGGCGATCTGAAAACCCTGATAAGGTTCGCCAGTATAATCAAAGCTATTGGGAAAGAAAAGCACAACTATGTTTGGGATAAGTGAAGTATTTCTTGAATTCATTGAAAAGCTTCCTGAAGCAAATAAAGAAGTGGTTGCTGAAATGATCAATGAACTTACTGATCGGGGTTATAACAAACTTGGTGAATGCTTAAAAGCAGAAGTGCCAGTTCCTGAATATCTTGAAGCATTCATTGATTCAATATTTATTTCAATGGAAGCTGAAGAATTCACTTGGCAAAATTGCACGAAGGAAAGAAAAGAATCAAGGTTTGAATTCAAATGATTGGAAAGCTAAATATAACCCCATTTCTCTCACCTTAAAAAGGGGAAAAGAAGTCATTGATATTCAGGTTGAAAACCTGAAGAAACCTGAAGTAAAAAATTATATTGAAGAACGAATGAAACGGATCGAAGTAAAGAAGGGGGTGATGACATGAATGCAAAGCAGAAGCGATTTTGTGAAGAATATCTGATTGATCTTAATGCAACGCAGGCAGCGATAAGGGCAGGTTATTCAGTAAAGACAGCAACGGTCATTGCAAATGAGAACCTAAGAAAACCTTATATTCAACAGCACATTGAACAAAGGATGAAAGTAAGATCCGAAAGAACCAACATCACGCAGGATCAGGTCATCAGTGAACTGACAAAGATCGCCTTCAGCAATGTGACTGATTATGTCAATGTCATCACTAAGGATCAGCAGCAGGCAGTTGTGATCAAAGATAGTGATGAATTGGATGATGATCAAAGGGCAGCCATCAAAAGCATCAAGAACAGGTTATATGGTATCGAAATTGAGCCATATGACAAGCTGAAGGCACTTGAACTTCTTGGGCGGCATCTTGGGATGTTTACTGACAAAGTTGAAGTGAAAGATGTCACTGATAATCCTATAAAGGATCTCACAACAGAAGAACTTAAAAAAGCATTGGGACTGATCTGATGGATCGGTCAAATATAAAACATGAAGGGTTGGTGATCGAGTGGGGTTTACAAAAGAAACGAAGCACACGCAGCATCTGAGGCACAGAACATTAAGAAAAACAGGTGCAAAATCTGAACTGCATATCTTGGATCAGATGGAATTGGATGAACTGATCTGTTTTGCAAGCAGGCAATGCATCAACATTGTTGAAGAAAAGAAGATTGGGCGTGAAGCAATATTGAATAGGATTTTGAATGATCCTAAAATAATCGAACTAAGAAGGGGTGCAAATTTATGTTAAAGAATTTATTGAGTAATGTTAAAGGTTATGTTGATCAGCACAAGCAGCTTGAAGTGGCTTTGAGTGATGCAAAGAATAAGATCTATGCAAGATACAAAGAAGGGGCGTTTCTTGAAGAATTTGAGAAGGTCAGAGCCATCTATCTTGAGGGCGTAAATGCCTTATATAACGAGTTTAAGACGAAAGTCGAAGATGAGTTCAATGAAGCAGAAAAAGCCATCAGAAGCGTTGTTATGATGCCTATACCGCAGGATCTGATCAACACAATGAATATCTTGGCACAGATCGACAATGCAACAGATGAAGAAATTAAATCAGTATTTGAAGCCACAAGAAACAGCTATCTTGCAAGCAAGAAAGCACATGATGTGTTCAAGGTAAATGATAGTTATTCAAAGAAGCTGCAAGCATATCTTGATGGTGAAAGTGTTGAACCGATTTTCATACCAATGGATCGGATCATTGAAGAAGTGAAGTTCTTGAAATCAAATGTGATGGATACAATCTTCAGTGCAAGCACCCAAGAGTTCGCAAACAATAACAAGTATGGCTTGTTGAACATCTTGAATGGTAGCATGATCACTGATGTTGCTGAAAATGCAAACAATTTTTACGATCGTTACAAAGCATAAGAATCACAAGGTGCTTGGGTGGATGTTATTCATCCAAGCGTATTTTTTTAAGCAGGATAATGCATTGCTTCATTAATTATTATGAAAGGATAGTAAAGAAAATGACCTTGAATATAAATCTAATCGAATACAAGATATATGCAAAAATTTGTGATGACTTTGCTGAATTTGCTGAAAAGAAATTACAAAGATATAAGAGTGTGCTTGAATTTCTTAGAGTAACAGATGTTGAAAAAATTGTTAGTGCGACAACATCAGAAATATATGATCATTATGTTTTATTCTGCAAGGAAACTGAATTTGAACCATTAGATCATACAGTTTTTTCAAGGACAGTGTGTGAATGTGGATTCATTACACGTGCTATTGTTAAAACTATCCAAGGTAAAAGAAAAAAGCTGATCTATTTTTATTTGCGGTGAGGTGAATGAGGATGAACGGATCACAAAGACAATTAGATGATCAAAATTTAAAAGAATTGTTAGTGGAATATAAGAGTGGTAATCAAACTGCTCAAGAACAAATAATTGAAATTTGTGAACCAATGGTTTCACGAATGGCAAGAAAATATTGGTCAATAGCCATCAAAAGAAACATGTCATTGGAAGAACTAAAACAAGAAGCATATGTTGGATTACTTGGTGCAATAAATCACTTTCAAGTAAAGGATTCAAATAGCTTTATATCTTATGCATTTTCGGCAATGAATTACTCAATGCTAATGTTTATTAGAAATAATTCAAATCTAGTTGTCAAAGGTAACTATAAAAAGGGATTTGCGAATTTTGTTGGGATTGATGAAAAAGTAAATAGCAGAGTTGATGCTACTTATGGGGATTCTATTGTAGATGAAAATCAAGAAGATGAATTCTTGAAAATTGAAAAATTTATTGATAGTAAACTTCTGAAGAAACACATCATATTTATGTTACATGACATATTTGAAAATGATTCCCAAATAGATCTTCTTAAAGATATATATGGTCTAAATGGAAACGAGTATTCATTAACTGAATTATGTCATAAGAACAACATTAGTCTAAAAGAACTAATTTTTTCGGAAAGATTGATGATTTTGCAAATTAGAAATAGTCCATTACTTGAATCTTATTTTGAGAAATTCGATTATCATTGCAAAGAAGCATATAGGTATGGTGTAAAACGGTTTGAAAATACTAGGACTTCATCAACGGAAGAAATTGCAATGAGAATGATTGAAATCAATGAAGTTAGGCATGAAATGATGGGGGTGATGTAATGGATCATAGAATTGAAGTTGTAAATGAAAATATGGTTGTTGTGGACTTCACGCTGCTTCCCTTGGATGGGATCAATTATGTTCCTGATCCAATGATCCCAACTGAAGAAGATCCCGCAAGGATCGCTGATGATGGAATGCTTGTCTTGAACTCAAAATACAAGGGGTTCAAGCTGCTTAAAGATGGTTTGCTTGCATTGATCCCGCTCAGTAATAAAAAGCTGCTACAATGGCAAATTAAGCTGCTGAAGCGTGGTTCTGATATGGACAAGCTGAACATTGAGTTCATCAAGATAGAACTTGAAAGGCGTGAAAAGAAAAGGGCGTATGATCATGAATCAAAACATTGAAGTAATCAATCATGATCTTTGGGCGGTGAATTTCAATCTTCTTCCCTACATTCATGAATTAGCTTATGCGGGCAGCCATGATGATTTGGATGTAAAGATTGCTTCCTTCACCCAAGATGGAAAGATCGTATTGAATAAAAGTCACGAAATCTATTCAGTTTTGATGCTACTGCTTCAAAGGCTTATGAAAAACAAGGATCAGGATATTAAAAAGAAGATCAATGAAATGCGATCCAAGGAAAGCGATCCAACAGAAGAATTCTATATATTCGCTTTGGATCTTGAATTGAAAAGAAGATCCATATCAAAAGAGTATGCAAGGGGTAAACCCTTCAGCATAAAAAATCTAATTATGAAAAAGGTGGTGAAATGATTTGGCAACATTAAGAACATCAATACAAGTGCTTGATGGAATGTCAGCACCAATGCGATCCATGAATAATGCTTTGAATATTGTAATCGGAAGTTTTGAAACACTTCAGAGGGCTTCACATAACACTATTGACACACAAAGCATCCAAACGGCAAGATCAGAACTTTCAAGGGCAGAAGCTTCAATAAATCAGGTTGAACAGGAAATTGAATCAGCAAATAGGCAACAGCAACAATTCAATCAATCAATGAGATCAGGAAGTGATGCAGCAAGTGGACTTGCGAAGAAGGTTATGGGGTTTGTGGCAGCATTTGCGGGCATGGCGGCATTGAAGGAAGGTGCTGACATGACTGATCAATATGTCAATCAGAATTCAAGGCTTGCAATGATCAATGATGGGATGCAGACACAAGCTGAACTTCAGGAAAAGGTCTTCCAAGCTGCACAAAGGTCAAGGGGCGTATATTCAGACACAGTGAACACAGTTGCAAAGCTTGGACTTCTTGCAAAAGATGCTTTTGGAAGCAATGATGAAACCATTAAGTTCGCTGAATTGATGAATAAGTCTTTCAGGGTTTCAGGTGCTTCAATACAAGAAGCTTCATCAGGCATGTATCAGTTAACGCAAGCCTTGGCGGCAGGTAAGCTTCAGGGTGATGAATTCAGATCAGTGATGGAAAATGCACCAATGGTTGCACAAGCCATAGCATCCTTCACAGGAAAATCAATGGGTCAGTTGAAGGAAATGTCAGCGGAAGGAACAATCACAGCAGACATCATCAAGGGTGCAATGTTTGCAGCAGCAGATGACATCAATGCAAAGTTTGACACAATGCCAAAGACATTTGGATCAGTAATGACAAGCATGAAAAATCAGGCGGTCATGCGGTTTTCAACAACAATGCAAAAGATCAACAACTACTTGAACAGCGATCAGGGAACAGTTATGATTCAAGGGATCACAAATGCAACGTCAGTTTTGATTTCAACAGTTGGATCATTGATGAATATTATCATGATGGTTGCAACTTTCTTCAGTTCCAATTGGGGAATCATTGAACCGATCATTTGGGGTATTGTCGCAGCATTCGTTGCTTATAATGCAGCAGCACTAGTGATGTGCGCAATAACAGCAGCGCAAGCTATTAAACAGGGCATACAGACATTTGCAACGATTGCACAGACTTCTGCTACATGGGCAGCAGCATATGCCCAAGGCGGCTTGAATGCTGCGTTGTATGCTTGCCCGATTACTTGGATCATTGCTTTGATTATCGGCTTGATTGTGGTCTTTTATGCAGTCATAGGGGCAATCAATAAGTTTGCAGGAACTTCAATTTCAGCAACAGGGGTGATTGCGGGGGCGTTCATGGTTGCACTTGCGTTCATTGGGAATTTGTTTGTTGGATTCTTCAATTTGGTAATGGATGTATTCGCCATTATAGCAAACTTCATTGCAAGTTTCGCTGAATTTTTTGCAAATGTGTTCAATGATCCAATAGGATCAATTGTCAGGTTGTTTTCAAGCATGGCAGACAGCATTCTTAGCATAATTGAAGGGATTGCATCAGCAATGGACACATTGTTTGGATCAAACCTTGCGGGTGCGGTTTCAGGATGGCGTGATAATCTTCAAAGCATGACAAATGATTTGGTTGGTGAAGCAAAAATTACAGTTGACAGAATAGATCCTAAGTCAATGCATCTTGATAGGTTTGAATATGGGAAAGCGTATGATGCGGGTTATAAGTTCGGTGAAGGTTTGGAAGAAAAGTTTGACATGTCAAATCTGTTTGGTGGGGCGAATGGTGCGACAGATCAGTTGAAATACGCAAGTGATACTGCATCCAACACAGGTGAAATGAAAGACAGTATGAAGGCATCAGCTGAAGAACTGAAATATTTGCGTGATGTTGCTGAACAAGAAGTGATCAACAGATTCACAACTGCTGAAATCAAAGTTGACATGCCAGTGAATGCACAAATAAACAGTGAAATGGATCTTGATGGTGTGGTTGCACATCTTGAACAAAAGGTTTATGAAACAATGAATGTGGCAGCGGAAGGGGTATAAAACCATTAGAACCCTTGGATATATTCCTTGGGTTCTTTTTTTATTTGAATTGTGTTATAATGAAATTTAATAATACTATTATAAGAGCGGTGAAAAGTAATGAAAATAAAATTTGATTCTGTCCAAATAAAATTATTAGAAAAGCTAAATCTTGATTTTGACATCCACAATGATTTGTCGGATGACAATATTGAAGAATTAGATAATAAAGTTTCAGATTATTTTTCGTTTAATTGTATAAATTCTGATGATGTTACTGAGGAAGGTTTGATTTGTGAGAGTATAATTGATAAATTGGATGAAACGTGTAGTGATGACCATGAACAGAATAATCACAATTAAAGGTGGACTTGAAAAAATCCCAAATGAAGAAGGTATTGTATATTGATGAATGAATTTGATCAGGAAGAAAAAGCATATCTGAAGTACAAAGAAATCATTGGTGGTGAACCACTTGGTTTAACAGTTCCTTATGGGTACCCACAAGGTGTTGAAGAAATGGGTGGTGTGATCAAAGTTTATGAAGAATGCATCAAGCAGGGTAAGACGTGGGAAGAATTGCTTGCTGTGAAGGACATTGATTCAGATCATGACATTTAATAGATGAATTGTGAGTGCATCCAGTGTAGTTCACAGTGGCATCTTCAAATATGACAAAGGTAAAATGAAAATAAATGGACATAAAAAAAGTTGATGAAGCAAAAGAAAAAATCAAATGGTATGGTAAAAGGTGGACTGAAATAAATGCTTTACACCATGTTTGGTTTTATATGCAGTATGGGTTTCAGTACGGTGAAGAACATGAAAAAAGCAAGCTGATAGAAAAAATGTATAGAAATGCTAAAATGTTCTTTCAACTTTCAAGAATTGGAATTGAAAGGACTTCAAGACTTGAATTGGTAAAATTATTTGAAGGTAATGATAAAGCGACAATGCGGTATTTAAGGGAATACTTAAATGAAAGTGCTACTGATCTATTTGATGATAATGAAGATTTGATGCACTTGAAATTTATAAATAGTGAATTTGAACGTGATATGAAGGGTTTATATAAGACGATTGAATCATTAAAGGACATTAGGAATTCACATTTGGCACACAATGATCTCAATCAAGTTAATGATCCAAATTATTTGAGCGATCTATACGAACAAAGCGGGATCATCATTGATGATATATTTAGGATCATCAATAGAACTAAGGAATACTTAAAAGATTTGTCTGATCTGTTTGGGTTGCATGGAGTATGTATTGAATATCCTGAAATGATGGATATAACATCATTGGAAATGTGGTTTAAATGATAAAAAACGTGATACTAATTTGATACTAAAAAATTATAAAGCCATTAAAAATGACTTCTTTTTATGAAACTAATGACACGAAAAGCCTTTAAAATCAACGTGTGACGCATGTGATAATTTTCAAATCGCAGAGTGGGAATAGTCGCGAAGGTTACAAGCAGTGCGAAAACAAATGATAAAAGGTCCTCTGAGAGCTTGCTCTCAAGAGGATTTTTTGTCGTTTGTTTTCATAGGGCGCCAGCCCGCACACGAGACATTGCTTGCAATGTCGAGGGTGAGCACTGCTTGTTTATTGTAAAATGATTCTTTTGCTTTATAGTAAGACATTTTTTGTAATTGCAATAAAATAGTTGAAAACTGTGATATATTATTATAATATATAAAGAGATATAAAAATATGAGGGATTAATAATGAGGGATAGAGTATAAACATTTCTATAATATATTCTTAAATAAATTTTCTTTATTATTTCCTGTAAAAAAATTAAATATGGAGGCGATTTCTTTGGGGGAGACAATGATCGCGCGTAATGGCATTTTATTTAGAATAGCTATTAGTAGAAACACGTATTTATATGACAAAATCAGTCAGATTGATGGGTCAACTTGGAACGATGAGGAGAATTGTTTTTACATTATAGAAAATGCTCAAAATGAATTGCTGCTCAAAGCATTATTTGCAGAAAATAATAAGATTGAAAAAGCCATTAATCAATATATCTTAGAGATGCAGCTGAGGGGGTATTCTGCTAAAACAATTAAATCATATAAAAATCATTTTATGCGATTTTATCATTTTAGTAATTCAAAAATAAACTATATTAAGGAAGATGATGCGAAGTCTTATATTGCTGTTTTAATTCAAGGACAAAATGTTTCATTTAGTTATATTAATCAAGCAATTAATAGTATTAAATTATATAATAAGCTAGTACATAAGGATTTATGGGTTCTTGATTTACCTAGACCTTCTAAGGATAAACATTTACCCAATATTTTAAGTAAAGAAGAAGTCAATAAAATATTAAATGATATTACAAATGTCAAGCATCGCGCTATACTTTATCTTGTTTATGGGTCGGGTTTAAGAGTTGGGGAAGTCATTAAATTAAAAATTGAAGATATTAATAAAGATCGCATGATGATTAAGGTTAATCAAGGCAAAGGAAGAAAAGATAGATATACACTTCTTTCAGAAAAAGCCCTTGCATTATTGAAAATTTATTACCAAGCATACAAGCCTAAAGATTGGCTATTTGAAGGCGCAAAGCAAGATGAGCATATTACTGAACGTTCTGTACAACACGTTTTTGAACGCGCACTTAAAAAGGCAGGAATAAATAAAAAGGCAACAGTACATACGCTTAGGCATTGCTTTGCAACTCATTTACTAGAGAGTGGTGTAGACATTCGCTATATTCAAGAATTATTAGGCCATGCGAGCTCAAAAACAACAGAAATCTATACTCACGTGAGCAATAGGGCACTTAAGAATATCAAGAGCCCATTGGATTAGATGAAAAACCGCGATATGATAAACACTTACCCATAAAGGATTACCCCGAAATAAGATACGGGATACATAATTGTAAGAGATATATTATGACATAACAATCGTGAATGGGAACGTTATGCGACATAATTCATTAGGTATTCAAATTGTTTTAGTAAAATTTAAAGGAGGATATGAAGGTGGAAAGAAGATATGCAATAATTATAGGTATTAACGATTATGAAAAATTACCATTAAATTTTTGTGTGAATGATGCTGAAGAAATTCAAAAAGAGTTATTTGATAAATGTCGATTCAAGCAAGAAGATGTGTATTTAATTACAAGTGATTCTACGAATAGTATTAAAGATATAACTGGTAGATATCATAGTGCATTAAGAAGTATTAGGGAAAAAATTAATCCTAATGAAGATTCTATATTGTTTTATTTTGCAGGACATGGTAATAATGCTTACAACAAATCAAACTTATATTTTCATGATTCTGGATACCCTATTGAAGAAGTTTATCAGGATATAGCTAAACTAAGCCCAAAGTTTCAATTTTATATAATTGATTCGTGTAATTCAGGAGGTAAAATTTTAACACGAACTCCAAATGACGAAGATGATGATTTATTAAATGACTACATATCAAAAAGTTCAGGTACAATGTTTTTATATGCTTGCCAATTTCATGAGTCTGCAAGTGAATGTTCTAGTAAAGGGCATGGTCTATTAACATATCACTTTTTGAATTCATTAAACAATAAAGATTTGTACGATAAAGATAACATTTTAACTCCAGGCAGAATACAAGAATACGTATCTAAGGAAACAAGTAAAGATAGTAAATTCGAACAAATTCCTGTATCAGAGAATAGAATAACTGGTTATTATCCTTTTGCATTTATAAATCAATCAGAAATATCTATGAATGAAGAGGTAAGAAGTGATTTGGTTGTTATTGAAAATAGAAATAATGAAGTTTTCTATAGAAATAGACGAATTGAATTACAAGAGTTTGCTTCAAACTTAATATATCCAAAATTAGAAGAGTACATTAACACATTTGAAGCTAATTATGAATTATCAGAAACAAGCGATTTATCGGAATTTGTTCAAAATATTAACACCATAAATGGCTTAATATATGAGGATGCAAATAAGTCACATTTGTTAGCATTAAATGGTATCTTTAAAAAGGTTAAAGATATATTTAGTCCGATAGCAAATTCCATCTCAATGATAGCTTTGATGCAAGGATCTACAAGCCCAAAAATATCAGAATACAATTATAAAATTGACTATTATGATGAGTATATTTCATCAGTATTTTTTAAAGTTAACTCAATGGAAATTTCTAGTCCATCATTTTGTTTAGGTTTTTTGGTATATCAAGTTAAATGGGGTATTGTAATATCATTAATCGGCTTTATGCTTGATTGGGATGGTGAAAAAGACTCTATTGCCAAAGAGTTAGTAAAATATGATTTTCCATTTTTATTAGAGCCTAATTCGCAAAAAAAGATTAACGAATTAAATATTGATTATAAAGAAAAGTTTGCACCATATATAACTGAATGGAATAAAAAGAGAACAGATGAGATCAATTCATTTCTCGACTCTATAAAAAAATAGGTATTGATAGTTTCCATGAATTACGTCGCATAACAGGTTGTTGCCAACATTCATAGCCTTAAGGTTATATAAATTTAGAAGTAATTGAGCTATGAACGTCGGTAACAACGAAAACGTTAGATGACATTTCGTACTAGTTGGAAATTGCGAATTCGTTAGCTGAATCATAATAGAAAAAGTTTATACAAGATATTTAACTTGTTATTTTAGGGGGTTATAAAATGCTAGTCAAGCCTTTGGATGATGTTATGTCTTATTTTGAGTTTGCATTCTTTGCTTATATAGTGTTGTTGATAATTGTAAGCTTAAACTTTTATAAGGCACTATATATTAGAAAGAATTTACCTGATGGTAATTCAATTGGCAAATTAGTTCAAAAATTGGATTTGATTATTGGTGTTTTTTGTGGGATTGCAATGTTTGCAGGTTTAATATTTCAAGGGGTATTGGCAGACAATAATGCATTAGGGTACCATGCTTGGTCGAACATACTTTTAGGCATATCGTCTGTAAGCTTTATTATTTTTGCATTGAATGTAATTGTAGTTTTGAGAGAAAGAAAATGAGCATAACATATAGATTGACTAATAGGCATTTTTCTTATATTATGCAACAAACAGATTGGATCATGGATATTGGTGGTTTCCGTACGCAACATCATCTAACAATGTATTGCCAACATTCATCAGCTTTGAATGTATACTAAGATATTATTATTGAGCCGATGAACGTCGGCAATACGCGAACGTTAGACGAAATAGATTAATTCGATTAAGGAGAATTATATGACACAAGCAGAATTAAGAAAAAGAGAAGAAGAATTGACTGCAGAATTACGTAATATGCAAGATGAAGCGTTTGAAATATATATTGATACAGTCGATAAAGACTTTTATTCTAATCGAAGAGCTAAGTCATTACAAGGAATGCATGCAATAATTGGAAGTAAAAACAATATTTTTGCAGATTGTATAAGAATGCAATTTGCTAACCCGAGAGATTTTATTGCTGTTTGGCTAAAAGGTTTGAACGATAGATATGGTTCTAAAGTTTATACTGATGATAAAGGAATAGAATATAAATATATATTAATAAACTTGTTAAAGAATCTTACATTTAGGAATTATGCATTTACTTTCCTTGAGAGAAATTTTTATAGGAATCTTGTAGCAAGAATTAGATTTAAACCGGATGAAATGCTTTGGGATTTGTGGTTTGGTTCAGGACACGTAGTATATGGTATTTTAATAACCCCAGTTTTGAGACATGGAAGCTGGACTAATGATGTAAGTGAGATAAGGAGAGCAAACTACAATTATTGGACAATAGGACACATAATGAGCACTGGTATTGTTGATCCTGACTCAGATAAATTATTTAAATTTTCTTCATATGATGATTTATATGCATTTTATAGGAGTGTTTTGAAGAAATTATCTTCATCAGAATATGAAAAAGCGATTTTTGACTTATATATCAAGTATCTTTCTGAATCAGATGATATTGATAATGAACCACTTCTTATACCTGAAATTAGATATGCTGGCCTTGAGAAAGAGCATAAGTATAGAATTGATTTTACAATTTTAAATTCTCATACTAATGACTATATAGGTATTGAATTGAGCCCTAGTTCTTCACATATGAGTATTTCAGGTATAAGAAGTAAGACTCAAACCGATTTTAATAAGGAATTAGCTATTAAATGGTCTAAAGAAATGCAGAAGAGAAATGACTATTTTAATGAATATGATATACAGATAATTACATTTACTGATGAAGAATTAGTTGATATAAATAATGTGTTTGCTACTTTAGAAAAATTTTTGAAAAAGCGTGATATTGAAGTCTCATTTGAAGAAGAATTACGAAGGTTGGATGCAGTATAAAGGGGTCATTAATCTACTTCGTCTAACAAGTAGTTCCCAAAATTCATCAGCTTTTAGTGTGTGGAAGTCGTGATTTACTGAGCTGATGAACTTCGGGAACTACGAACACGTTATCTGAAATAAAACACTAGTGAATTATTTGTGTAGAATTAATATGTAATATGATAATTAATTAAAAATACATATATTTTTGATTGAATTTATATAATTATTAGAAATAGAAATAAAAGCACTTGAATAAGAACTGTTGTTCTGGTATTATGAGTTTAGGTGCTACAAAATAAGATGGTCGGATGGTTAGCCACTCTCCACAGAGAGGGGGTGCTTACATATGGAGTTAGTGTTTTTATTTGCTGCATTTGCCACAATTGTATCTTGCGGGTTAGCAGTATATGAATTTCTCCAAAAAAGAAAGCAAAAAAAGTAACCGTCCCTACGACCAATAGATAAACGGTTACTTTTCTGTTTAATATTGGGCTAGCCATCCGGTAGCACCTTTTTCTACTTTCATTATATAATATTTGAATTTATAAATCAACATTGATTTTTAGGATAAATCTTAATTTAGCATTTGTGGCTTAAATAGAAAGTTTTAATTTGTTGGATGTTGGTAATTGCCGTGTTTTACTTCAGATAACAATATGTTGCCGATATTCATCAGCCTAAAGGCTGACTTGATTAGTGATAATTTAGCTGATGAAAAACGGCAACACGCTACCGTTAGATGACATTGCATACTAGCAGAATAATGTTGGTAAGGTCTATTTGTGAGGAGGGATGATTTTGAGAAGAATTTTTTTGGTTTTTGAATCCATCATTTTAACATTGATACTCAGTTCATGTGCAAGTACTGTTAGCAAGATAGAACCGATAAAAACTGAGTTAATTTATTTTGATATTAATACAGCCATAAAAATGATTGAAGAAGGGGAAAAAATCATTGCAGATATCACCATTAAGGATACTGTTTCAAGACAAGAGTATAATCAATTTTTATGTGATATGGATGATGCATATGATGGATACGAAGAAGTACAATGGCAATTCATGTTTTTCTATAACAATGAATTTGAGAATGAAGAGATTTCAACGATTCATTTGAATAAGGAAATGTTATATCCTACTATTTATCATGAGAATGTGAAAGTTGTTTCTGCCAAGATAGAGAATACATATTATCAAGATGAGAATTTGAACTCTAGTATTTTGATTATAAGGGAAGAATATTTAGGTGATGATAGTAGATTAGAAGACTGGTATCGAGAGTATCTTTATCAAAAAAATAGTGAAGATGAATGGGTGTTTTATGCTATTGGTGGTCAAATTAATCTTTCAGGAGAGGGTATTACATCTGATTTGCTCGAAATAAAGTAAAAGGTATGAGCATAACTAAAATGTACTTTTATGAATTTGAATAACTAGGATGAATTACGGATATTGATGGTTTTCGTACGCAACATCATCTAACAATATATTGCCAACATTCATCAACCTGAAGTGTTACAGAAAATGAAGTGCCTGGGTTGATGAAAGTCGGCAATACGCAAACGTTAGGTGACATAATTCACTAATTATAAAAAATTTAAATGAAAGCAGGTGACTTTATGAAACAAGGAAGATTTAAAGTAGTCAAATTCATGGATGTTGGAACAAGCAATCCAATATGTAATAGACTATCTTTACAACTTTTTGACATGATTGATTCAAATCTATTTAATATTACAAAAGAAGAACGAGATAAGTTTATGGAAATCATGTTGGATATCATGAAGGGCTTACTAACCTGTGAAGATACATTTAAGAGGATTGAGTCTATACATAACAAATTTATTGAAGACTTACAAAGTGGTGAAAAACCAAAAATAACGCATAACTCAATTAGTTTTGATGATCCCACAGACGAGATATATGAATTATTTGAAGCATTAATCGTAAAGTTGATTATCGTACTTAGAAAGTCATTCAAGTTACCTTGTGTTTTTTACAATGTTAAAATTGATGGACCTAAAGTCTTTTATAAGCAAGTTTTGAATCTTTTTGGAGAAAACTCTAAAGTAGTAAAGATGGTTGAAGATGATAAAAAATGGTTTACTGAATTATATGATTTACGAGGAGAATTTGAACATTCAAAGATTGAATTATCAAGATTTGATGTATTCATGGATGGTGAGATAAAGTTTGCAATCCCCAGAGTTAAGACACTCAACCAAAGTGTGATTGAATTATCATTTCAATATATGAACTATACGTTTACTTACTGCGAAGATTTAGCTGTTAATATCTTGAATGAAAGAATAAATCCGGAAGCTCAAATTTATTCTATACCACCTGAATTACAAGAAAGCAATAGAAGTTTTTGCTACAAAGTAGGATTATCAAAAGAATATGAAGCAGAACTTCTAAAAAATATAAAAAGTACAGATTAACTCGATGGAAAAGTTTAAGCAGATTTCCGTGAATTACATCACCTAACAATATGTTCACAACATTCAACAGCATTAAGTTGGACAAAGTGGTAAGTAATTGAGCTAATGAACGTCGTGAACACGCAAACGTTAGGTGAAATTGTGTACTAGTTCAAAATTTAGTATTAAGAGTTTTTTCAAATATGAGGGAGGGAAAAATTTGAGCAGATTTCAGTTTATTGCAAGTGATAGTCCATTAAAAGATGTAAAAAATCCATATATAGAATTCTTTTCAATTAATATGGCATTAACTAGAGGAATCGAATTGGATGATTATTTATTAGATGATCCCGATATTGATAGAGATGATGAGAAAATGATGTTCATTTGTGATTCAGATGAACACATGCATGAAATTGAAATAAAACAAGAAGAATCGCCATTATATACAGAAAAATACACACAAAAAAAGTATGTCTCTGAATTGAGATGGATTTATTCAGAGGAAAGAGCTCTTCAGTTGTTAGATTATATAAAGGAACATCTCAACGATTCAAATGAAGTTGAATTGTGGGATACATGGATGGATGATGATCAGATATCTACAATTCGCCATTGTACTTTTGAAAACTTTTCCTTAGAAGATATTAAAAAAATTTATGGGGGGAATTTTTTCAAACCAGAATGCATGATAGTTAGAGTAGGTAATAGGTAA